CGCAACTGAACAAATGGGTCGCAGACGCAGAAACGAATATCAAGATGGGGTTATTCGTCTTCCTATTAAATCTGAATCACCATCAACTTTTTAAGGAGATAAAAAAATATGGCAAACGTAATACCTTATGCATTTCGCGGAGAATTATTTACCGGAACACATAATTTTGCTTCGGGAGGAGATGATTTTAAATTAGCTTTATACACTTCTAATCCTTATAATACATCTAGCACTGTTTATGTTTCTACAAACGAAGTTAGTTCTTCTGGAACTAATTATACAGCCACTGGAAAAACATTAACAGGTAATGCAGTTGCGTCTGGAACAGCAGTTGCATCTTGTGATTTTGATTCGGCGGTTTGGACATCAGCTAGTTTTGCTGCAGCGTATGCAGCACTTTATAATGATGATCAAGGAGACAAATTATGTGTGGTGTTAGATTTTTCAGGTACTAAAACCGCTAGTAGTGGCACATTTACAGTTACATTCCCGAGTCCATCGACACCGGCGAATGCAATTATAAGCATGGCTTAAGGAGATTAAAAAATGGCATTAGTAATAAATGATCGAGTAAAAGAAACTAGTACTACAACTGGAACAGGAACATTCAATTTAGCTGGAGCAGTAACTGGTTTTGATACTTTTGTTGCTGGTATTGGAGATGGAAATACAACTTACTATGCGATATTTCTCCAAGGAGAGGATGAATGGGAAGTTGGACTTGGAACAGTAACCGATGCAAGTACGGATACTCTTGCGAGAACTACAGTCATAACAAGTTCTAATTCAGATTCAGCAGTTGATTTTTCAGCTGGTACTAAAGATGTATTTTGTACTTTACCTGCATCCAAAGCAGTTTATTTAAATGCATCAGGAACACCCGTAGGAGCCATAGCCAATGTTGTTGAAGATACAACACCTCAACTTGGCGGAAATTTAGATGTCAATGGACAGGATATAGTTTCCACTTCTAACGCCGATATTGATATTGTTCCAAATGGAACTGGAGATGTCGTTTTAGGAGCAGATACCGTAAAAGTGGGGGATGCTGCAGCAGCAGCAACCTTAACTTCCAATGGTGCTGGAACTTTAACTGTAACTACTGGTGGTACAACAGATTTAGTTCTTAGTACAAATAGTGGTACAGCTTCAGGAACTATTACAATTACTGATGCTGCTAATCAACCAATTACTTTAACTCCAAATGGAACTGGAGTTGTAGTAATTGAAGGTTCAATGAACCCTTCTGTGTCCTCTACAGGTAAATCATTGGTAATGGGGTTTTAAATATGATATTTAATGAGAGAAAAACATGGCAACAGAATTAAAAACAGATATAATCAGTCCTTCTACTACTAATCAAGTGGAAATTGAAGTAGCAGAAGAACAGATGATTTTAGTAGATGCTAATGGCAACGTACAGGTAGCCACAGCATGGAATCCAAGTCTATCAACGACTGGCAAAGCTTTTATAATGGGATTTTAATAGGAGAAAAATATGGCAAGTGAAGTAATGAAAGTCAAGTTAGTAGCAGGAGTTACAAATTCTGAAAATGATCTACTTACGGTAGCATCTGGACACACTTATACGGTGCTTAATCTATCAGTTTGTGAAACTGCTGGAGCGGCAGAGACTTTCGATCTTTATATTCGAGATGATGCAGGGGCTGATGATTTTGAAATTTATTCTGATCAAGCGCTAGCTGCTAATGCAACTTTTGAACATACAACAAGAATTGTGCTAGAAGCAACTGATGTACTTTCAGCTAAAACAGCTAGTTCAGCTAATGTTGATATTGTTATTAGTTATTTAGATCAAACATTATAGGAGATTAAATTTATGAGTGGACCCGTAGGAGATAACATATATAGAGCCTCAGGAGTTATTGCGGCTGCCGCCGCTGGTGGTGGTGTAACTTGGTCGGATTCAGTTAAGACATCAGGTTTTACTGCAGAAGCTGGTAGTGGATATTTTGTTAATACAACAGGTGGAGCAATTACAGTAACTTTACCATCTCCAACTGCAGGAGATATAATTGGTGTTGTTGATTATGCAGGAACAGCAGATACTAATAATATTACACTTGATCCAGATGGATCTAAAATTAAAGGTTCAACATCTAGTCATGCAATTTCAGAAGAAAGAGCTGCTGTTACAATAACTTATATTGATTCAACACAAGGATGGCTTGTAGTTGATGATGCTAATATAGGAACGGCAGCTCTATCAGTACCATATGATATTCAATATTTAGTTATCGCTGGTGGGGGTGGATCAGCCAAAGGGCATGGATCAGGTGGCGGTGCTGGTGGTTATCGAACAGTTGCTACAAAATCATATACAGTACAACAAGGTACAACTTATCCAATTACAGTTGGAGCCGGTGGGGCTGGAACGTCAGATCCTAATGACGATGCTGGTCAGGGGGGTTCATCAATTTTTTCTACAATCACTTCTGCTGGAGGCGGAGGTGGACGTTATCACGGCCCTGGTAAAACAGGTGCTAATGGTGGATCTGGTGCTGGCGGAGGCACAACAGGTGGAACAGGTAATGAACCTCCTGTTAGTCCACCACAAGGAAACAATGGTGGAGCAGGTACTTATGGCTCACCCGATCATGCTGCTTCAGGTGGTGGCGGTGCTGGTGCTGGAGGCAGCGGTGCAAGTCCATCTGCTGCGGCTGGAGGAGGAAATGGATTACCTTCTACAATTTCAGGAACAGACGTTACGAGAGGTGGCGGTGGAGCTGGTGCAGGACAAAATACAACTGCTACAGGAGGAACTGGTGGTGGAGGAAGTTCAATGGCAGGCGCTGGTACTGCCAATACAGGTGGGGGCGCTGGAGGTGGGAGTACAGCAGGAGCAGCTGGTGGATCAGGAATAGTTATTCTTCGAAGAGAAACTTCTGCTTCAACATCAACTTCAGGTACCGTTACAACAAGTGGAACAGATACAATTCATACTTTCACATCTGACGGATCATACGCAGCATAGGAGATATATGGCACATTTTGCAAAATTAGGAATAAATGGAAAAGTAGTTGGAGTCCATGTAGTTGCTGATGCCGATTGTCAAAATGCAGATGGTGTTGAAGATGAAACTGTAGGACAACAATTTTTACAACGAATACATGGATGGGATGCTTCCATGTGGAAAAGAACTTCATATAACACATTTGAAAATCAACATAAACTAGGTGGAACACCTTTTAGAAAAAATTATGCTCGTATCGGGTATATTTATGATGAAGTTCGAGATGCCTTTTACAAAACACAACCCTATCCTTCTTGGACTTTAAATGAAACTACTTGTGATTGGGAACCTCCCGTGGTAAAACCTAGTATTACGGCGGAAGAAAAAGCAGCAAATAAAAGGTATGAATGGAACGAATCAACAGGGGCTTGGGATTTAATAGAATAATTTTTTTGTGGAATTAAAAACTAGAAGTCTTAAAAATTCAATCTATAGAGTTAATACTAATAATAAAAATCTTTTACGATTTCAATCATTTCCCCCTAACAATAAGTTTGCACCAAGTTTTGACTTTCCATTTTGGGAAAGTCGTATACCTATTTCTTTAAACAGAAAACTTCTAAAAGAAATTAAAAAGAAAAAGTATCTATATCAAGAAGAAGAAGGTTATGGGGGTACTAATGAGTTTTGGAAAACCTATAATATTTTTACATGGGCTTTAAAGAATATTAAACAATTACAAAAAGAAATTAAAAAAAATTTAATTAATTATTTAAAAGTTCTTAATATTACGGTACCTGAACCTATTTATATTAATGGGTGGTTATGCCCACAAAAACAAAAACAAGCTTTAAAATTACATAATCATGCAATACATTCAAATGCTTTTTTAACTGGACAAGTTGTTCTTTCACCTAGTAATTTACCTTTAGGTATTATGTTGCCTTATTTATATTCTGAATATGGACTATTGTGGTTACCTAATGCAGAAGCATCTATTAAAATATTTCCTTCTTCTATTCCTCATTTTGTACCAGAGTTAAA